CTAACTAATCATGCAACAATTCTTACTGACGGTAGTGGTGACAATAATCTTCAGGTAACTGCTACAGTAGCAATTAAATCAATCACAATAACTGATACCGGATCAGGTTATACTTCTGCTCCGACTGCTACAGAATCAGAAGGTGGTAATGCAACGCTTACAGTAGTATTTAACACGGACGGTGTTCTTGTTAAAAATGAAGCAGCATTCGATACTTTGAAGTCTGGTTTAGGTACTGAACAGATTATTGCAAAATATCCGGGTACTGCTGGTAACAGTTTGCAAATTTCTTTTTGTCCAGCTTCTGGTGGTGACACTGCCTTTAATGCTTGGACAGTTGGGACTACTAACGTTTACGAAGAATTTGATGCTGCCCCCAGCACATCAAGTTACGTATCAAATTTAGGTGGAACCAATGATGAAGTTCACGTTGCTGTAATTGATGAAGATGGTGTTTTTACTGGGGTGCCAGGAACAGTCCTTGAAACGTTTGCCTATGCTTCTCTTGCGGGAGATGCTAAAACATCAGACGGAAGTTCAAACTACGTATTAGACGTTTTAAATGCAAAATCTAATTATGTTTGGGCAGCAGATGTTGTCAACTTTACAGAGTTAGGAGATGCTTCTTCTGGGTTTGTGCAATCAACCACTACGGTACAAACTTTTTCACTTTCTGGTGGAGTTGCGTCAAATGTATTAGATCCGGGTGACATTGATACTGGATTTGATTCTTTTGAAGATCCTGAAACAATCACGGTTGATTTTTTGATTGCTCCCGGAATGACATCTACTGTAGATCAAACTGCAGTGGTTACCAATCTTGAAGGTATTGCAAGAGGTTTAAGAAAAGATTGTGTTGTGGTTGCTTCTCCTTCGCGTGACGATGTATTAAATCAATCAACTGTTAGCAATATTGCAGATGCGATTGAAGCATTTTCTAATAGTTTAACCTCGTCAAGTTATCTTGTGTTAGATAATAACTATCTAAAAGTTTACGACAAGTATAACGATGCATATGTCTTCATTCCCGCAAGCAGTTCTACTGCTGGGTTAATGGCATTGACAGATCAAAATGCTGCACCTTGGTTCTCACCCGCTGGACAGAGACGAGGTCTTTATCTTGGGGTTACTTCTCTTGCTTGGAATGCAGCAAGAGAATATCGTGATCAACTTTATAAAGTTGGAGTCAACCCGGTAGTTAATTTACCTGGCCAAGGTATTCTTCTTTATGGGGACAAGACCAAAGAGGCACGTCCAAGTGCTTTCGATAGAATTAACGTTCGTAGACTTTTCTTGTTGATTGAAAGATCAATTAAACAAGCAGCGTCTAATGTTTTGTTTGAATTCAATGATGAATTTACTCGTGCAGAGTTTGTTAACATCGTTGAACCGTTTTTGAGAGAAATTCAAGGTCGAAGAGGTATTACGGACTTTCGTGTAGTTTGTGATGAAACAAACAACACTGCTGCTGTAATTGACGCTAATCGATTTATTGCCTCAATCTTCATCAAGCCTGCACGTTCTATTAACTTCATCACATTGAATTTTGTGGCGGTTAGAACAGGCGTAGACTTTGAAGAAGTAGTAGGCAGGGTCTAAGCATAAGGAGAAAATAAATGGCAATCTTAGGAGTCGATGACTTTAAATCAAAACTGAGAGGCGGTGGTGCTAGACCTAATTTGTTCAAGGCAACCATCAACTTTCCAGTTTATGCAGGGGGAGATGTCGAACTGACATCTTTCCTTTGTTAAGCTGCAGCTTTGCCTGCAAGTTCCACAGGAGTTCTAACAGTACCTTTCCGTGGTCGCCAACTTAAAATTGCTGGGGATCGAGTTTTTGAAGATTGGACTGTTACTATCATTAACGATACTGATTTTGCAATCAGAGATCCTATGGAAAGATGGTTAAACGGTATTAACTCACATTCTGCAAATACAGGATTTACTAATCCCGTTGATTATCAGGCAGATTTAGTTGTAGAACAGTTAGATCGTGATTCAAACATCTTAAAGAGATACAACTTTCGTGGTTGTTTCCCAACTGCTGTCACTGCAATCACTGTAGATTATGATACTGTCGATGCATTAGAAACCTTTGATGTTACTTTTGCAATTCAATATTGGGAATCTAATACGACAAGTTAAAACCTTTCTAAATAATAGGGAGTCGTATGGCTCCCTTTATTTAATTTTAGGAAAAATTCATGGCTGATGATACTATTTTAAAACTTTTTGGTTTCGAACTCAAAAGAAAGACCAAGGAGGAGAAAAAATTACTGTCCATTGTACCTCCAACCGATCCGGATGGGGCTGGTTATGTTACCACGGTAGCAGGACATTATGGTCATTATGTTAACCTAGATGGTGACATAAGCGCAAAAGATAATCATCAGTTAATTTCTAGATATCGTGGAGTTGCTACTAATCCAGAAGTAGACATGGCGATTGAAGAAATTATTAACGAAGCAATTTCTGCTTCAGAATTAGAATCTACTATTGATCTTTCTTTAGATAAAGTTGAAGCACCTGATCGTGTTAAAAAATTAATGGTAGAAGAATTTGAAAACATTGTCGGAATGTTAAATTTTAACGAAATGGGTCATGATATTTTTAAATCATGGTATATTGACGGAAGAATTTTTCATCATCTAGTTGTTCAAGAATCGAACCCTAAAGCAGGTATTCAAGATGTTCGATTGTTAGATGCATCAAAAATTCGTAAAGTTAGAAATGTTACATATAAAAAAGATCCGAAGACAAACGTAAAAATTGTAGATAATGTTGAAGAATTTTATTTGTATGAGGAGAAACCCGGACAACAGGGTAATGCTGTAAAATTTAGCAACGACTCTATTTCTTACGTTTCGTCAGGGTTGTTAGACGAAACTAAAAAGAAAGTAGTATCATATTTACATAAGGCTTTAAAACCCATCAACCAGTTGCGTATGATGGAAGATAGTCTTGTCATTTATCGCCTTGCTCGAGCACCTGAACGTCGAATCTTTTACATTGACGTAGGCAATTTACCTCGTGGTAAAGCAGAACAATATATGAAAGATATCATGACCAAGTATCGCAACAAATTGGTTTATGATGCTCATACGGGTGAACTAAAAGACGAACGTAAACACATGTCTATGTTGGAAGATTTTTGGTTACCTCGTAGAGAAGGTGGTAAAGGTACTGAGATATCTACTTTACCCGGAGGTGATAACCTTGGTCAAATAGATGATGTTCTTTATTTTCAAAAAAGATTATACCGTAGTTTAAACGTTCCTGTAAATAGATTAGAACAAGAGTCCCAATTTTCATTAGGAAGAAGCACCGAAATCACTCGGGATGAAGTTAAATTCCAAAAATATATTGATAGACTTCGTAAAAGATTTTCACATGTGTTTTTAGGAATACTTAAAAAACAATTGGTATTGAAAAATATCATTACTCAACAGGATTGGGAAGATTGGAAAAACGACATTATTGTCGATTATGTAAAAGATAATGCGTTTACAGAACTTAAAGAAGCAGATCTTTGGAGAGAAAGATTTGGATTAATGACGGAAGCAACGCAATTTGTTAATGAATACGTTTCTAAAGAATGGATTTGGAAAAATATTATGCGTCTTTCTGATGAAGATATTGAAGAAATGAAAAAACAAATGGAAGAAGATCCGGGAGAAGAACCGGATGAAGAACAACCTTCTCCTGCTCCAAGAGAGCCTGTACCTGTTCAGGTTGTTCCAGATAAACCCGAACCTAAAACTGATGGTGGTGAAGAAAGAAAAGAAGAACATTATATTCCTTCACAAGAAGATGAATTATTAGAAGAAATGACACGATATCTTAGCAAGATCAATGAACAAGATTAATCCTGTAGTAACAACTGCTTTTTCTGTTGCACATACACGAAAAGAAATAAAAAAACTTGAAGAAAAATTATATAACATCTTAGATGAAATTCAAGTTTTACAAGGTCCCATGGGATTACAAGGTCCCAAAGGAGATAAAGGAGATAAAGGAGTAAAAGGTGATCGAGGTCAGCAAGGTGTCAAAGGAGACAAGGGAGATACTGGACTTCGTGGTGAAAAAGGTGAAAGAGGTGAGACAGGTCCACAGGGAGAACGCGGCGACGATGGACAACGCGGCGCTCAGGGAGAACGTGGCGAACGCGGTGAAAAAGGCGAACAAGGCGTTCCCGGACCTG